ACACCATGAGCAACCGAGTGACTCTGGCGCAGCTCGACCAGATGCCGATTGGGGAGATCGCGAACCTCCCTGTGGCGCAGCTGGCCATGCTGCTGGAGGACGTCGCCGAACTGAAGGCCCGGGCCAAGCGCCTCGGCGACTGGATCGACGGCGCCCTCAACCTCCGCTACGGCGAGGCCGCCGCCCAGCTGCGCCGCGCCGACGGCAAGGACACCGGCCGCGTCCGCATCGAGGACGAGGACTTCGTCGTCGTCGCCGACCTGCCGAAGAAGGTGACCTGGTCGCAGCCGGAGCTGCGCGAGGCAGTGCAGGTCATCGCCGGCTGGGGCGAGGACGTCGCCGACTACGTCCAGACGGAGATCAAGGTCTCCGAGGCGAAGTTCGAGGCGTGGCCGAAGTCGATCAAGGCCCTGTTCGAGCCGGCCCGCACCATGGGCGTCGGGAAGCCCTCGTTCGCCATCGAGGCCCGCAAGAGGGAGGCCGCGTGATGGCGATCTCCCTCGCCTCCCTGAAGCGCGCCGGCGACACCAAGCCGCCGATCGTGCTCCTCCACGCCGTCGGCGGGGTCGGCAAGACCACCCTCGCGGCGTCCGCCCCCGCCCCGGTCTTCGTCCAGACCGAGGATGGCCTGCGCTACGGCGTCGAGACCTTCGGCCTGCTGAAGACCTGGGCCGACGTGATGGGCGCCCTGGGCGCGCTCTACACCGAGGACCACCAGTTCCGCACGCTGGTCATCGACAGCCTCGACTGGCTGGAGCCCATCGTCTGGGCCGAGACCTGCCGCCGCGGCGACGGGTCGAAGACCTACCGGACGATCGAGGACTTCGGCTACGGCAAGGGCTACGCCCAGGCGCTCACCGTCTGGCGCGAGTACATCGACGGCATCACGGCGCTCCGCGACGAGCGGAACATGATCGTGATCCAGATCGCCCACACCGAGGTGAAGCGGTTCGACAGTCCCGAGACGGACCCCTACGACCGCTACCAGATCAAGCTCCACAAGGGCGCGGCCGCCCTCGCCGTCGAGCACTCCGACGTCGTCGGCTTCCTCAACTACCGGACCTCCGTCGTGAAGACGGACGTCGGGTTCAAGAAGACCATCGCCCGCGGCGTCGGGGGCGGCATGCGCGCCCTCTTCGTCGAGGAGCGCCCGGCCTTCATCGCCAAGAACCGCTACGGGATGCCGGAGGTCATCGACCTCCCCGACGTCGCCGGCAACGACCCCGCCCTCTGGGCCGCCGTCGCCCGACACATCCCCGCGCTCAACGTCCAGCTGGCCAAGGAGGCCGCGTAATAATGGCGAACCTCGGTGGAACCTTCGACGCGACCCAGGTCGCCCCGAACACCGCGATCGAGATCCTGCCGCCCGGCGACTACCGGGTGCAGATCGTCCGCTCCGAGATGAAGGCGACCAAGAGCGGCGACGGCCAGTACCTGGAGCTCGAGATGGACGTGCTCGACGGCGAGCACGCCAACCGGAAGATCTGGGACCGGCTGAACCTCGTGAACGCGAACGAGCAGGCCGCCCAGATCGCCCAGCGCACGCTGTCGGCCATCTGCCACGCCGTCGGCGTCATGCACGTCAGCGACAGCGAGCAGCTGCACATGCGCCCGATGATTGCCGTCGTGAAGGTCGAGCCGCGCCGCGACCGGCCCGGCGAGGTCTCGAACCGGATCGGCGGCTACAAGAGCCTGTCGAACCCGGCCTCGGCCCCCGCCCCCGCGCCGACGCCGTTCCAGCGCCCGCCGGCCGCCGCCGCCCCGCAGCCGGCTCCCGCCGCCACCACCGCGCCGCCCTGGAAGCGCAGCGCCTGACGTAGCCCGGGCGGCGGGGAAGGGTTTCAAGGCACGACCCCGCCGCCCGCACCCATCACGATCGGAAGACCGGACGGAATGGCGACCCTACCACAGATCAGCGACCCCACGCTGGACGCGGTCGACAGAGCGCTGGAGGCCCGCGAGGCCCGGCGGCTCCCGCGTCCATACCTGGGGGCGTCCGCCATCGGCCGCGCGTGCCAGCGCCGCCTGTGGCTCGACTTCCGCTGGGCAGGCCGAGAGACCATCGACGCCGCCGGCATCAAGCGCATCGAGGACGGCCACCGCGGCGAGGACGTCCAGGCCGACCGCCTGCGCCTCGTCCAGGGCGTGACCCTGCTGACCGTCGATCCCGACACCGGGCGCCAGTGGGGCATCGAAGACCACGGCGGCCACTTCCGCGGCCACATGGACGGCGCGATCGTCGGGCTGCTGCAGGCGCCCGCGACGTGGCACGTCTGGGAGCACAAGCAGGTCGGCGACGACAAGCTCGCGAAGCTGGAGAAGCTCAAGGCAGAGGTCGGCGAGAAGGCCGCGCTGCTCGCCTGGGACGCCGTCTACTGGGCGCAGGCCCAGACCTACATGCACTACACCGGCATGGAGCGGCACTACCTGACCGCGGCCTCGCCCGGCGGCCGGCGCACCGTCTCCGTCCGCACCGAGTACGACGCCGCCCAGGCCATCCGCATCGTCGAGAAGGCGAAGCGGGTCATCTTCGCCGACCGGCCGCCGGAGCCCATCAGCGCCGACCCGGCCTACTTCGAGTGCCGCTGGTGCCCGCACGCCGCCTCCTGCCACGGCCGCGAGATGGCCGCGCGGAGCTGCCGGACCTGCATCTTCGCCAACCCGCACCCCGACGGCGGCTGGCGCTGCCTGAAGCACCTCCGCGGGATCGACGAGGTCCAGCAGCGCGAGGGCTGCCCCGACCAGCGCCTGATCCCCGACCTGGTCCCCGGCAAGCAGACCGACGCGGCCGACGACGGCTCTTGGATCGCCTACACGCTGAAGGGCGGGCAGGCCTGGGTCGACGAAGGCCCGGAGCAGGACGCGAGGGCTGCCGCATGATCGAGCTGCGCCCCTATCAGGCCGAGACCATCGCCGCCCTCTACCGCTGGTTCGAGCGCCACGACGGCAACCCGCTCGCCGTGCTGCCGACCGGCACCGGCAAGTCCGTGGTCATCGCCGAGTTCTGCCGCGGCGCCATCGCGTCGTGGCCCGACACCCGCATCCTGATCCTCACCCACGTCCGCGAGCTCATCGCCCAGAACTTCGCCGAGCTGGTCGGCCTCTGGCCCGACGCGCCCGCCGGCATCTACTCGGCCGGCCTGAACCGCCGGGACCTGCATGCGCAGATCCTGTTCGCCGGGATCCAGTCCATCCACGGCCGCGCGTTCGACGTCCAGCGCTGCGACCTGGCCCTCATCGACGAGGCGCACCTCATCCCGCGGGCGTCGAACACCATGTACCGGCGCTTCCTCGACGAGCTGCGCCGCATCAACCCGCACCTGAAGGTCATCGGCTTCACCGCCACCCCGTACCGCGTCGACAGCGGGCTGCTGCACGAGGGCGACGGCGCGGTCTTCGACGGCATCGCCTTCGAGTACCCGGTCCTGACCGCCATCGAGGCCGGCTACCTCTCGCCCGTCGTCTCCAAGGCCACCGACACCAAGCTCGACGTCACCGGCGTCGCCACCCGCGGCGGCGAGTTCGTCCCGGGCCAGCTGGAGGCCGCCGTCGACCAGGAGGCGATCAACGCCGCCGTCGTCCGGGAGATCGTCAAGGCCGGGCAGGACCGCGGGTCGTGGCTGGTCTTCTGCGCCGGCGTCCGGCACGCCGAGCACATCCGGGACCTGGTCATCGAGCACGGCTACAGCTGCGGGATGGTCACCGGCGACACGCCCCCGCCCGAGCGCGACCGCGTCGTCCGCGCCTTCAAGGACGGCAAGCTCCGGTGCCTCACCAACGCGAACGTCCTGACCACCGGCTTCAACGCCCCCGGCGTCGACCTGATCGCCATGCTCCGGCCGACCAAGTCCGTCGGCCTCTACGTCCAGATCGTCGGCCGGGGCACCCGCCTCGCCGAGGGCAAGGACAACTGCCTCGTGCTGGACTTCGCCGGCAACGTCTCCCGCCACGGCCCGATCGACCGCGTCGACGGGCGCAAGAAGCAGCCCGCCGGCGACGGCGACGCTCCGGTGAAGACCTGCCAGGACTGCCAGGAGATCGTGCACGCCGCGGTCCGGGAGTGCCCGGACTGCGGTCACGAGTTCGAGTTCAAGCCGATCCCGCTCAGCACCAAGGCGTCGACCGAGGCGATCCTGTCGACCCAGCAGGTGCCGGAGTGGATCCCCGTCACCCGCGTCGACTTCGCCCGCCACGAGAAGACCGGCAAGCCGCCGTCGCTGCGGGTCACCTACGAGTGCGGCCTGCAGGCCTATTCCGAGTGGGTCTGCTTCGAGCACGGCGGCTACCCGCGCCAGAAGGCCTGCAGCTGGTGGGCGAAGCGCGCCCCGGGCCGACCGGTGCCGAACACCGTCGAGGACGCGCTGGCCGCCGCCGGCACGCTCCCGCCGGTCGACGCCATCATGATCCGCCGGGCCGGCCAGTACACCGAGATCGTCCGCCACCGCTTCGCCCAGGTGGAGGCCGCGGCATGAAGGTCGCCGTCTACGTCACGACCGACGCCGTGCCCGCCACCAGCCGCGTCGTCGGCTTCGTGGTCGACGCGGACGGTCTGCTGCCGGTGCGGTTCACCGGGTCGTCCGTCGAGGCCGTGCGCCGGGCCGGCGAGGAATGGATCGCCGACCAGCGGCAGCGCGCCGCCGTGCCGGAGCGGCCGAAGCGCCAGCAGCCGGCCCACCTCGCGAAGCAGGAGGCCGCGGCCGCATGATTGACCCGACCCCCAACGAGCGCGACGCGATGGGCGCCGCCGGCCGGTTAGGCGGCGAGTACCTCGACAGCATTGGCAAGACCGACCTCGCGACGCTGACCGGCGAGCAGTGGGACACCTTCGTTGAGGCCATCGTCACCGGCTACGGCGATCGCCTGCGCGAGCTCGCCGACCGCGACGGCGCCACGCTGAAGACCATGACCAACGCGGGAGCGCCGTTCTGATGACCGACGCCCTCGGCTTCATGGCCCAGCACGGGGCCCGGCTCATCGACAACGACTGGCCGATCATCCCCATCATGCCCGGCACCAAGGCGCCCGGGCGCTTCACCCGCGAGCGCTGGGAGCCGATGCCCGAGTGGCAGCGGCACTGCGACCGCCCGACCAAGACGTTCGAGGTCGACATCTGGCGCCGCTGGCCCGGGTGCGCCGTCGGCATCGCCTGCGGCACCGTCGTGGGCATCGACATCGACATCACGGACGCCGCGTCGGCCACCGCCGTCGAGCGCCTGGCGCGCGCCCGGTTCGGCGAGACGCCTCTCCTGCGGATCGGGCAGGCCCCGAAGCGCCTGCTGGTCTACCGGGCCGCCGAGCCGTTCCCGTCGATCCAGCGCGCCAACATCCAGATCCTCGCGCGCGGCCGCCAGTTCCTCGCCTACGCCATCCACCCGGTCACCGCCCGACCCTACGAGTGGCCGGACGAGAGCCCGCTCGACGTCGACCTCGCGTCCGTCCCGGCCGTCACCTTCGAGGCCGTGCAGGCCTTCCTGGAGGAGGCCGTCGCCGCGCTGCCGGAGGAGCTGCGGGTCTCGCGAATGCCCGTCGCCCCGACCGCCGTCAGCGGCAAGGGCCAGCGCGGCACCGTCCCGGCGATCGCCGCGGCGCTGGAGTGGATCCCGAACGACGACTGGCACTACGACGACTGGATCGGCATCGGCCTCGCCATCAAGGGCGCGCTCGGCGACGAGGGCCGCGATCTCTGGCTCTCCTGGAGCGCGAAGGCCCCGAAGGACGACCCCGCCGTCACCGCTCGGAAGTGGGACCGCGAGATGCGGGCGCCGAAGGCCGGCGCCGGAACGATCTACTTCCACGCGCAGCGCTACGGCTGGGTGCCGACGGCCGACCTGATCCTTGACGGCGAGGCCGCCGAGCTCGCCGTGCAGCCGAAC